GCAACTCGTGAACCGTGATCTTTATTTAGCGACTTGATCAAGTCTTTAGTGAAGTCATCTGACATTTAATCTCCTGTTTATTTTTATTATACCACATAAAACTCAAGTTTTCAAAATAAAAAAGGGAAGCATAAAGCCTCCCTTTAAATCATGATCTTATAAACTTATTAATTTATTCCATCAAGTCAGCAAAAGCATCATCTAAACTAGAGTACTCACCTTTTGGCTTTTCTTCCTTTTTACTTGATGTATTTCTTTCTGTACCTGTGTCTTCATCGCCTTCATCATCACCTGCTAACCAATCATTAATGATTTTTGACAATTCATCGTATGACTTAAGCTGGAAAATGTTATCAGTGTCCGGAAGGCCAGTCATCCATTCTTTTGCCTGTTTAGCATCTTTTGACAATTTTGTTTGTTTACCACGCGGTGTAACTTCAGTCATTGCCCATTGCTGCCCAGGATTTTTAGAACAAACAACATTAATATCACGACCTTCAAGCGGATCAGTGATATCGCCATAGTCTTCATCTAGCATCAAAGCAAGAAGTTTTTGATATACTGTTTTTCCAAAACCCCAAAGCTTAACACCTTCTGATTCTTCACCGCGAACAATACATGCAGCATAAACTCTCATTTTAGGATAAAGCTTTTTTGCCATTTCATATGATTCCTTAGTTCCTTCATCTCGAAGCTTATTAATAAGTTCTTGGATGGGATCTCGTTTACCAAATTGGCTTGGCGCTAGCAAGCCTCGCTGTCCAGGAATATTGTAATAAAACATTAATTCCTTAAAGGGTTGCCCGTCATTGTCTGGAAAAGAAAGCAGTCGGACAGAATGCTTTTCACCTTCAGTAGGCTTCCACATTGTATTTCTACTAGAATTATTACCGCTAAGGCGGTCAAGTTTACGTTTAATAGCATCAAAATCGATAGCCATAATTTTCTCCTGATTTTTGTTAATTTTTAATTTGCAATATTTAGATTAAATATTTTTTATATTGCTTAAGCATTATAACTTAAACGTGCAAACTATACAAAAGAAAATTAAAAATGTTAAAATTACTTTGTTCTTCCTAAAGTTTTTAATTGCCATTCTTGAAATTTTCTTATTTCTTCAGCAATAACATGATGATCATCTTTTTTGTCAAAAGATTTGTTTGAAGCACCTAAAGGTAGTGTGTATCCCATTTCTTCTATTTCTTCACCTTCATCTTCTTCATCATATTCATCTATACCATAGTAATTGTTTTCTGACATGTGAGATTTTATTGCTGCATCAATAATTGATTCTATATTATCTGATGTTAATTTTGACTTTACAGAATTAAATGTAGCATTTGTTACATCTTCTATTGGTGATTTTCCTGTTTCTATTGCAGTATAAAATTCACCAAGTCTTCTAATTGATTGTACTGGATTAGTTAAAATTGCAAGAAAAACAGGACCGCCGTCATCGATGGCTTTACTTAATTTTCCGGTGTCATCTTGTTCTTTTTGTTTAAGTATATAATCAAACATCGAATTAATCATTCCAGCAAATTTTCCTGTTATATCCAAAGCAAATCTTTCCCATGGGACAGTGTCAGATATAAAACCTGTAATTGCAGTTGTAAAATTAGATCCGGCTTCTAAGGCAAATAGCCCTAAAGGACCTCCGGCTGCGCCTGCTGACGCAAATATTGAATCGTATGCTTGAAATGCTGTGGATATAAATGTCTTTAAGTTATGAAGAAGATCTTCAAAATTTTCTTCTAGTGACCGTCGTTCTTCTTCACTTAAATTGCTGACGACACTTATGATATCTTGCCAAGCAGATTCAGAGTTACTAGCCATTGCTTCAGCAAATGTATTTTCAGGTACTCTAATTTTTTCTATTATTAAGTCAGATACACTTTTAAAGCTACCTATTCCAGATATTAACATCATGCTGCCTGCAATTGCGTCAATAAAAGGAATTGAAAGTACTGTACTTTTTCCTGCAGCTTTTAATGCTCTTGCGCCATACTTTATTGCGCTAGCTGTTGTATCCATAATTTCCCAATTTTCATTGAGTGCATTCAACGTTTCATTAAGTGCATATCCTTTTTTATTTTTAACTCTACAATTTAAAATATTTTCCGGCATTAAATTAATCTCCTCTTCAGATTCTTCTTCGAATTCATCACTACTAAATATTCTAGAGTTATCTAGTGTATTTGTTATTGATGCAGCAGAATCAATCATTCCTCCGGAATATCCAGAATAGTAATTTTGTCTATTTTTTACATAAGGAGACGAATATCTACTAGTATCAACACTTAAGTTTATTTCTTTTATTTTTTTCATACTAATAATTATGAGGCATAACTTTATTTATCTTAACTGGAATTGACAAATTTTGATAATTAAGGGAATGAATCGATGTCAGTTTATCAATACTGTTATTTGGAATTGAGAATATTACAGCATCATGAATAACAGCGTGAAGTTTATAATTTTTATTTTCTTTAAAAAATTTGTTAAAAGCAAGGCAACAATAGTCTGCTGCTGATGACTGAATCCAATAATTAACAAGATTCGTATTGTTTATAATTGGCCGTGAAAACATGTTTTTAATATAGCCATGTTGTAAAAACTCTTGTTCAAGTCTGTTTTTAAATGTATTAACTTTAAGTATCGACTTTATTTTTTCTATTTTCTTTTTAGAGATTCCAGAAAATCTACTTACTGCCCTTTCGTTGGCACCATAAAGAATAGAAAGAATAACTCTTTTAAGTTTGTCCCTGCCTACGTTTAACTCTTTAATTTCTTTGGCAATATACACATATATGTCATCTGCGTCTTCAGGCAACAAATCAAACATTCTACAATAAAGATTAGGTTCACAACTTTTAAAGTCTAATTCATAAAGCCTGTGATCCTTAAAAGGGCTTTTAAGTTCATTCCTGATACTTTTTTTCATAGTTAGGTAGTTTACACCTTTTTCAATAGAAAGCCTCCCGGTGATACTACTGTGTTTGTATATCGATGGGTTAGACATGTCTAGTGGGTGTATTTTTTTAAATAAAGACAATCTTTCCGGAAAGTAAGTGTAAAAGTATTCTGTTAAAAAAGGTTTTGATTCGAATAATCTATTTTTTAAGTATGTTTCGTATTCTTTTTTTCGATTATCAGATAAGAACATACTCCATTCTATTTTATTTTCGTTCATGCTATTAAACACATTTACAAAGTATTCGTTAATTGATTTTATTTTTTCTTTTTTAAGCACACCAAGAATAATATTGACTGTTTGAACAGACAATCTAGGTGAAGGAGAATCTTTAAGTGATTGAGCCTCTTTAAAAAAGCTATAGTTATCTTTAATTACAATATTCATAGTATATAAAGTATAAACTTAATAATATTATTTTACAGCTTTTTTAATTTTTTGTAGTAAGTTTCCTCGTGTGTTAATTAAAGTACCTTGATTTGAAATTACTAATCCTAGACTAGTTGAAAACTCACTTTTACTAATAGTATGCGTAACTGAATTAACTGTATAACAATTGTCTAAATCTGTATTTGTCCCCATATCTAAAAATATATGGTTTCCTCTTTCTAGAAATGGACATCCTAACATTTGTATATCTACAGAAGCAGGAACGATTCTAATTGCATCCGACATAATATTAATATTTTTACTGATGTTTTTTGATCTTCTATTTTTTTCAAAAGTCATCATTTTTCCTTGAGCCACTCTATCTGATGTTGTAGAAGAAACATTAACACCTTTAACTGTAGAGTTGCCGGATCCGTATATTATTGTTGCATAATGACGCTTAATATATTCTTTTAATTCTTGGTCAGATAAGTTATTTACACCTTCTGCAATAACACTAGCTATAGCTGAATTTTTGTCTGGGTCTTTAGCACCATTAAATAAAATTTGTGAAGCTAAATCTACTGTGCTGCTGCCAACATTTGCATCATCTGTTACATGAATTCTTAATATTCTTCCTTCACCGTAGCTAGATGTTTCTTCATTTTTATAATAACCATCTTTTGCATAGAAAAATTTCCAAAAACCATTGTTATCAGTAGAAGCTGGAGGCTTTATTGGTGTTAAAACTTCGAAAGTCATATTTAAGGCAGGAAATCTAAAAGTGTTTTTATCTTGTGGCGCAACATCAATATCATTAGAATAAATTTTTGATAGTATCGATTCTTTTTTTTGTTCTGTTAATGTTTTTACGTAATTAGAAACTGCTGCTTTATAAATTTCTTCTTTTTTTTCTTTTTTTTCTTTGTTAAATTCTGCTTTAACTTTTTTAGGGTCTTTTATGTTTTTATAATTAGCATAATAAGTTGCTAAAATTGCTGATTTCTTAGGGTGATTTTTATTTTTAAGAATATCGCTTACTGTGCTTTTTTGCGACGAAGATGAAATTTCTGTCAATCCATAAGCTGATATATCAAAACTTTGTAATAATGACGCTATTTTATTAAACATTCCAATTGATGTTATTGTCCCTAGTTGAATCGATTCATCTTTTTCTTCTGGGTTTTTATTGTCTCTTTCGTCTTTTTCAACGTCAAATATTTTTCCTAATTCTGATCTTTGAATTGGGAAAGAAGCAGTTGTAAACCTTCTTGCATAACCAGCAGCTTGATTAATAGGATAGAAAAATATTTGAACTTCAGAATACTCTCCTGTAGATATCATAGGCGCAGCAACAAAATTTGCGATACATTTACCCAAAGAAACCGTTTCTTTATTTTTAAAAAATTTTAAATCAGCATCAGCAATTGCAGCCGGTGTGGTTTTATTAACACAACATTCTCCTGTAAAGTAATCAGGCTGCCACATTGTTTGATTAGACTTATCATAATAAAACAATTGTTCGTATTTTCTTCTTAATATTAAACCGGTTTGCTTTTTAATATTATCACTTACAATTTTAGCTATTTCTGAATTTCCAGGTGTAGAGGTTTTTTCTTCTACAGACTCAGAATCTATTGCTACAATCAAGTCTTCAATTTTAATATCATTACCGCTTAAATCACTAATTCCTAAAATTTTAGCAATTTTAGTAATAATCTTTGTATCTTGATTATCTGATTTGATTAATCTGTTTAATTCGCCAAACTGTTTCGCTGAGACCATTGCTTCAGTTGAATTGGCTGAAGACATTAAAAGTTCTAATTGCGGGTGTATTCTTCCTGTCTTTTCGGAATCAATTATCCCGGAAGCTAATTTTGCTTTTTCAACTAAAGACTCGATTATTGTGTTAATTGCTGGTCCTATAACACGCAAAGGAACGTTTAAACCTGCAGCAGCAGGCATATCTTGAACATGATAGTCACCCATTGAAAACATTGATATATCTACTTCTACTGCGTTTCCTTGAAATCTCATATTTGAAGACGTGAGTGTATAATGTTGTGAATTTTTCATTGAGTCTAGAAATCTTCCAATTATGTTTCCTGATTGAATGTCTCCGTCTGGATGGCTCCACCCAAAAGTTATTTTTGCTCTTGTTTTTGCAAGCTGATTTACAGCAATAATTGATGCAAACTGCTTTAACCTACTTCTGTCATGAATTATTATTGACATACTGCCCTTTTTTTCACTAGTAAAGCCGTATCCGCCGGATGTGGTTGTCAAAGTCAGGTTGCTTAAAGAAGCTTGGGGTGCGAAAGGTTCGAGTGCTGTGTTAAATGGATTTGACTTTATTTTTTTAGGATTAATCCCACCCGGTTCAGAATTAATATTTGCGTTTACCATTGTTTGAGGTGAAGTAAACATATCCATGTATGATATATCTGTTTTAGTGTTATTTGTCTTCTTATATTCTTCATCTACTGGTAAAGTCTTAGTTGTAAAGCCTGAAGGAACAATCTTGCCTGTTGCCGGATCAATATCTGCATAAAAATTCATATATCCGGCCGGATCTAAATAACTGTCTTTATTTGTATTGAAATTTTGGTGGTAAAATGAAATTTCAATATAAGGTGTACATCTGCTTAATTCTATTGGTGAAATTCCATTAAAAAATAAAGATAAGAATTCTTTTCTTTTATTACCATGTATAAATTCGTTATCTTTTATAATATAAGCCGACATTTTCCTATCATACAAACTAGGTTCTGATATCATTCCGGATTCGTTAACATATTCTGATTCGTTATCGGGAATAAATGCAAATTCTTCTAAAAAAAAGTTTCTTGTTTCTAAGTCTAAGTCTGACAAGTAAGCTTCTTTTGAGCCTCCTTGCGTTTCAGCTATAGCTTGCAATGTTTGAATCTCTTCTTCAGCTGACATATTTTCTACTATACCTTCTGAACCGACGTAAACAGCATCTTTTATTTTATATGTGCTAGTGCCTTCCTGAATCATTTTTGACATTGATCCATATTTATTTTTTTCTTTTGTAGGGTCTGGAACTTTATTGCTTGATTCTTTCAATACGACTGTTGCAGGTACTGATTTTTCTGCGACAGAAACGTTAGTATCAGCAAGTATTTTTAAATAATCTTCGATTTTCTGACTGTCTAAATCATAGTTTTCTAAACCTTTTGAAGATAAAACATGACTTCCTTGCAATATATCGTGCGTATAGTAAGCGCCGACAGTTGTATCTAACAGCGAAGCGAAAAAAGATCTTCTTATTGCAGTATGTTCTCTTAACTTGTTTAAATCTTTAACTTTTTCTTCTTGAGGTTCTCTGTTATATATGTCCAAGTTGTTAATTCTAAATTTTTCTTTTTCTTCGTCCGAAGCGTTAAAAGTAAAATAGTTATTTGACCCGCCTATACCCATAATAAACCCGTCAAATTCATCAACAGCTTCTATCATCGTACTCATCATTTCTTGTGGGCTTCGCTTAGATTTATTTGCTGGCATTATCTTACGTACCTTATAACTTCGTTGACTGAACCCGGTATTTGCAAAATAGTTCCAGGTGGAACTTGCAAAGACCAACCAATGCCGCTTGCTGCTGCTATAATCCACCAATACTCTGAGCTTCCATAATAAAGATAAGATAGACTGTCTAATCTTTCGCCTTCTTGAATTGTATGAACGTTAAAGTCGATTAGACCTTTAAATATAGCATTTCTTATTCGAACATTTGTTTTGCTAGTACTTTTAAATGATTTGCCTAAATCGTTTTTTATATTAGGGGTGAATGAATATCTAGAAAAAGACATATAATTGCTCCTTGTCCTTGATTATTTAACTATAATTTTATTAATTTGTATCCTTTCCAGGTACTCTGCTGCTTTTGCCGGCTGACTTTCTAAACTCAAACTCGTCTTCTTTAAAAAAGCTTTCGTATGAGTCCCCAGAGACTCCTCTCATGACATCGCCAACGTTATAAAGAGGTGCTCTATTATATCCGCTATGATCTAGTCCCGGAGCAATATCATGTATAACATCAAAACTAAAAGATATATTACAACCAATTGGCGCGCGTGAATTGTGATCTATATCCCAAGGAAAACTATCATCTAACCAGTCAAAAGTAACTGCGCCGATTGTTCCGGCCAAGCCTCGGCCGGCTGTCGATTCATATGCTTTTACAAAAGGGTTGTTAAAGGAATCCATAAAATTGCTTTCATTTGAAGTGTATAGATGCCTTACTAAATCTCCAAGCGGTGCCATGTTATTTTGGTTTGCGAATCCTTTAGCGAAAGAATTTAAAAGTGCATCGGCCCCTGGTGCTACAAAACCACCGGTGCCGGCGAGGAGTGCTCCAAACTCTAATGTATTTATCAAGGTCTCGTTAGGAGTTTGAAAAACGTCGACTGCGTTTACGCGTAGCTTAACATTTAACATTTCTGTAGGTAAAGAAAAATCAATAATTTCAACTTCGTAGTTTGTCATTGCAGATTTTTTATTAAGTTTGACTTTTATAGGTTTTTGAATTAAAAATCTTTTTCCACGAAGGTTTCCGTTAATTATTTCATAACCTTCATTATAATTACTGCGAAGATACATTGTCAAACCTTCATTTGGTCCGAACTGGTTTTCTTCATCTTCAATTCCAGGATTATTCTTTTTTTGTTTTTTTATCGTTGTATTTAAAATCAATGGATTAACATGACCGTTAACTAATAAATTTGTTAATATTTCTGCTCCGGCCTTAACTAATTTGTTGTGCCCATTGCTTTTTCCTGCAAAGTCTTTTACGCCACCAAAGTTAAATGCTTGGACTAGCGAGCCGTAAATTAGTGATATTAATGATATACTTACATCTTTAATTTTATTTAGCATATCATTACCTGTGTTATTAATATAATTGGCAACTGATCTAGCTTTTTCACTTTCAGCATCACTAGCTATAATAGGATTAACATCACTATCTCCGATACCAAACATTCTTGATAAATTAAATTTAGAATAATTTGATTTAATTATATCACCTACTCTCATTCTTACAATCGGTGAAGCACCTAATACTTGAGAGTTAGGTTGAATAAATTTTGATGTTACGTCTCCTTCTAAATCATAGCCAACTAGTGTTCCTTTAGTCCACTGAGGATATAGTAATGTTACAAATTTATTAATCTTATACCACATTGCATCAAAGTCTTCTTTCGAAGTTGCAACAACAGTAAAACCTACAGATATTGATCTAGTTGTTCCTTCGTAAAGCCTAACAGGATCAAGTCTACCATATCCGGAATGTGCATTAAAATTCGGGTTGATAGTGTCAGTTAGTGAATTTAAAAAAGCATGGAAAGAAATAATTTCATTTGTTCTTAAATCATGAAAATAAAAAGGAACATACTCAGAATCTAAAATATTTTCTAATCTTTTTACAACTTCTTTAGGGATTCTATTATTCGAGCCATCCATATTTTTAGAAAAATATGTTTGATCAGCTAGTCTAGATCCTAACATTGCTGTGAATGGATTTGGACCGGAAATTATCTTATCTAGCCTGCCAGATGCCCTAAGAGGATTCAAAGGTAAGAGATATACAGAGGGCACATCATTTTGTGACCATGCTAATTGTTTATCTGTATATCCATCTTTTTTCTTGCTTTTTCCTACTCTGGTTCCTGGACCATCCGGCATGCTATCTACATTTCTAGGTCTATTTATATAGTTAATATTTTCTAAAGATTCACCGGAAAATGCTTGAAAACTTGCGTCACCCACAGTTGCTAACACATTTAAAAATCTGACAACGCTGTTAGTATTTAAGTATTCAATAAAATTTTGAATTCTGTCCACGCCTTCTTCAGACTGGGTTAATAAATCTAGGCTACTTAACATATCTTTAGAAGACTTTAATACACTTTTTGCTATTGATAACCAGTATCCTGGCGAAGAGCCGATACCTATTGAATTTCTAATTTTTTTAATTTCTGGTATAGAATTAGGAGTCAGACTACCTAAACTTCCTATTGTTTTTTCCAGACCTATATCATCATCAAAAAGAACTTTAAGTCCTCTATTAATGCACGATGAATAGTCGTATCTTGTAGGAGTAAATAATTGACTAGTCAAATTTTGTAATCTTAAATTAGTCAATCCTTCTGCCATTTTAGTTATATTGTCTTCAAAGGCCTGGGTCTGAGATGAAAAACCCATAAGGATTTGCATTTGATTTGTAACAGACGATTGAATTTCATGAGAAATTGACGCTGCTGCTTCTGATGTTACATATTCTCTTATAATACTATTATATAATTCTTTTCCAAGTTCTTTAACTAATGTTATAGCTAGCGCAGCTTGTAATTTATGTATTTTATGATTTTTGCCATTAAAATGCAAAGCTGGATTATACGTGGATCCGTAACTTAGTCTATCATCTTCAAAGAATTCACCTCTTCCCGATCTTATGCTTTCATCAGTGCCTTCAGAAGTTGGACCACCAAAAGCATTTTTTGATCTGAACAAACTATTTTCTATTTTTATTTCCGTTCCGGTTAGTAAACTGCTCCCGGCACCGGCGGTGTTTTCTCCGTTATTACTAAAAGCACTTTCAATATCTTCAGGATTAGAAGACTGTCCTGGGTTAATACCTGTTCCAAAACCTGACGTTTTCATCAGTAACGATGCTCCTAAATGTTTAAGTTTTTCTAGTTTGATTAATGAATCGACATTAACATCTGAATATTTTCCAAAAGTATTGTTTATTTTTATATTATCTTTGTTTTCAAATATTTCTAATGTTTCGTTTTTACCTTTAAATACATCTTTATTAGGAATGTTGCCAAATCTAGAATTAACTAAGACATCATTTTGGACTGCTTGGGTAACCGGGTTTTGATCACCAGTTTTGTAAGAAACGCCTAGTTCATTAGAAACTTCACCATAAGAGTTTAAACCTGTACCTTCAATGTTACTTAATACTTTATGACCTTTATTTGCATTATTTTCAAAACCAATTTTATCTATTATATCGTGTAATTCTTGAAACTGGCTATTAGAATATCGTGTAAAATTATTAGAATTTTCTGTACCAGGAATTAAAAATATTTTTTCTGCACCGTGATCAGAAGACGTTGCTAAATAATCGCCTCTGTTTGATTTGGGGGAATACTCATTTCCTTCTTTAATTGGAAAAATATGATCGGATTCTTTTGTTAAAAAGTTTAAATAGTCTCCTAGCATTCCTTTGCCTGGAGTATCTAAGTCTAAAAGCTTTTGTCCTGTGACAGGATCTATTTTAATATCTTCTTTATTATCTAGCTTTATATTGTCACCCGGAGACTTGTTGTGAGAAAGTGATATAGAGTTTTTACCTTGTGTGCTAGTATTTGCGTTAAGGAATTGCTTTAATGTTTCTCTAGTATCAGACATCTTTATTCTCTTTAAAATAGCTATTTATTTTTTTTGTTAACTCAGCAATATTAATTTTTTTTATTTTATTTTGTAAATCTACAAACAAACTATCTATAAATATATTAATCTCTTCTTCTTCTTCTTTGGATAAGTTATTAGCTATATTTTTTTTCGTCTTATACACTTCTTCTTTAATTTTATCTATATTAATGTTCATTATATCACCCAGCGGTTGTTACTATTTGGACTGGTGCACCGTCTATAGTATACTTATTATCTATTAACAGTTTCCCTAATTGTTTACCGTCTATGTTAAGTATTATTGTTTGATTACTGGCCTTAACTAAGTTTTGGACAGAAGTTGTTAATTGATTCATACTTTTATTTGTATTTGCAAACATATTTTCAATATCATCAGAATTATTTAAAGCAGCTTCATTTTGACTAGATAGAGTAGATACCTTTTCTGATATATTTTGAAACTGTGTCTGATTTTCATTTGAAATAACAGCAATTTGACTGTTAGTATTTGAATTAATACCGGTTTGCAATGTGTTGTTTGTAGGATTAATTTGTGGTGATTGATTGTTAAAAACATTGCTAGCTGTATTATTAGCTTCACTAGATATTATGTTTCCTAATTCTAACAAAGAACCGATATGACGAGGCGTTAATTTAATTAATTTTTCAATACCATCTTTTTGTGCATTGATTATGGCACTGTAACCTGTGGATACTTTTTCTGCGTCTTTAAAGTCGACGTTTCTTAGTATATCATTATAGTCTGAGTAAGCTTCTGCAGTTTCTAATAAAGCTTGTTTATTTGCTAACAAAGCTTTCGTCCTATGATGATCCATAGCATCTGTTAGATCATTATTTGCTTTTGCTGCTAATTCCATGTTACTTACTAAAGCTTGCTCAGCAGTGGCTCCTGATTTTGCCGTTTTTTCTTGCTGCGCTTTTAAGTCTGCTTCATTAAATTCTCTTCTAGTGTCTAAAAGAGATACTAGATTTTCTCTGTTCATGGAAAATGTACTAGCTAATTGTCTTTGCTCCATTTCAGACATTCTCTTTAAAGCTTCTGAATCAAATCCTGAACTTAAAAACCTTCTTCTAAGTTCCGGTAAAAATCTCTCCGGATCTTCTGATGCCATCATCATCATTTCTTGTGCGTCTAGCTGTACTTGTCCGCCTGTTATTTGTGATACCATACCCGCTGTTTCAGCAGCTGATCCAAACTCTTGAAATTTATCAATAACTCCGGTAAAACTATCATAATTTTGACCTAACTGTGCCAAAGTCGCTGAGATTCTTGTTGCTTCTTCAGCAGTCGTATCACCCCACCTTTGTGTATCACTAATTATTTGAACAGCATTCGCACTAATTGCTTTCATTGGTGCGCCAGTGGCTTTAGATAACCCTTGTGAATAAACAGCAATATCATCTAAAACTTTTGTCGAAGCGTCACCTGTTCTATTTATTGAACGCTCAATAAGCGTAGCAACTTCAGATGTACTTATCCCTAAAGACTTGGTATACATTGGTAGTTTATAAAGCGTTTGATCATCCATTTTATTAACAAATTGTGAATGCTGATCAGTTAATCTAGATATAATGTTTTCTGCTATATTAAAAGCTTCTTTTTCATCCTTAAAATATTTAGAAAGAGCATTACCTTGAAAACCTAGTGCTTCTCCCATTTGCTTACCAGACTGTGTATAAAAGAAATCTTGCATGTTTTGTAGTCTATCTGATGCTGCCTTCGCAGATCCTAACATCTCATCCGGATTAATTGATATACCACCATAAGCTTCTTGAAGAGAATTCATCTGGGATAAAAAAGGCTGAAATTCGCCTGCTATAGTCTTTAAAGACTCGTTATAGATATCAGCCCCTCGGCCGGCTAACTTAAGGGATTCTTCTAAAACATTGATTTTAGATGCCAGACTGTTTCCACTTATCTCTTGCTGTTTTTGAGCTTCGTTTAACTTGTCCAGATCTGATGATATTGTTGAGTCTTCAGTCTTTAGTTCATCTGAAGGCTCTATTTTAATTTGGTTGTCAATTTTAGATATGTCACTACCTTTTGCAACACCATAATCAGAAAGCGCTTTACTAAAAGCCTTTGCTAAAATTGTAGAATCTGATTCATCAAATACACCCATTATTTTCTCCTGATAACATTAAATATATATCATCAAGACTTCTTAGACAACATATCTTCGAATTGTTTTAACTTATCCATGTTAGAATGATTTGATTCATTTTCTCCATTGCCCTCAATTGCATCTTTTCTTTGCTTAAAATCTTGCACTAGACGGTTAATAAACCACTTACGATAAGCAACCGGTAAATTGTAAACCTCTGAATAAGACATGTTGAGGTGACGCTGCAGCACGAAGGCTTCCTCAAGGAAACCAACCCTCCAGCTATGTATTGGGCCAAAAAAACTCGGAAGTTATAGGAAGATTAATTTCATTTTTGTGCCCACAACTCTTACACGTAAATGAATGTGACATGTCCATGCCCGGTTCTTTTGACCTAATAAACTTTCGCAAAGCCTTCGAATCATATGCAGGCATATTCATAACAAAATGTTTAATTTTGTTTCTGTCCCGCACTCCTTCAATTGATTGAATTGAATATTCTAAGAATGAAGTGATAGAATTTTCAACTTTTGTTTCTAAATGATTTTTTATAAACTTATTAGCTGCTTCTCGATCCTTATCATCTTTATCAGTTAGAAATTTAAATGTTACTTTCTTTTTTGTAACTGGGAGGCTAAATTCAAATTCATTTTTACCTCTTTCAATAGGTTCTATTTCTAATCTTTTAATTGGTAGTAATGACAAATCAGCAGTTTGCTCTGAATTACTTCCACAATTTGTACAATTAGAAGTATACGGATATTCAGGACCGTAGCCTGTTATTCTAATAGATACCATTAAAGCATTTCTATCACCAGCTATCATGCTAGCCGGGTCAAAATTTCCATTAACAACACAAGACTTTATTAAATTAGTAACCACTGAACCTTCTTTTAAAAGAGCTCTAGAGGCAAGTATATCTTCTTCCTTTGCTGTCATCGACTTTATTTGTACTGTTTCTAAACAGTAAAGATCTGTCTCCGGATTGTAAATGATACCTCTTGAAGGTATTGGTACAGTTTCAAACGGTATTTCCCATCCAAAATCTTCTTTCATGACATTTGATTTCATGACGTGGCCTGACATATCTTTACCAAACAACTCTGACATATTTTCTCCAAAAAAAATCCTTACGTATATTGTAAGGATTAATTTAAACATGTAAAGGAATGATTGTTTTAATTAAAACTGTAAAACACAATTGTCAAATGCGAGAGTTAAGTCAATCATCATTATCTCATCGCCACTATAGTCTAGACTGCCAAAATTTGCTGACTTAATAAATGCACCTTTGATGTCCCAAAGCTCAACAACTGTGCCGATTGGATCAAGCATTTTTAATTGTATATCTCGTTTATAAAAATCAGCATAGCCGGCTCTACCTGAAACTGATTCATAATGAGTTCTAATCCATTCCATTACTTGTTGAGCTCCGCTTGGTGCAATTGGGTCGTGAAGTTGAACAGATATGTCTCCCATATCTAGTTTTCCTGAAATTCTTCGATATGAATTAATATAGTCAATTTTCTTATCTGTTAAAGTAAAATCGGGTCTTTTTGTTGTTTTAATTAAAAACGAGTCAATTCCTTCAATAGCAAGAACCCACCTATAATTTCTTTTTGGCTCGAATTTGTTGGGAAGCATTTGTGTAACTGATAATGTTTCTGCCATTTTATATCTCCTAATCTAAATTTATATATTACGCAACTTGACTTTTTATTTAAAGAAGTTCTGATCCTGCATTTGAAACAACAAAGTCCAAAGCAACAAACTCTACTGTTCTTGTTGGTTGCAGGAATATTTTACCTCTAATTGTATTGTTTTCAACATCAGCCTGCGTAGTAGTAGTAGTATCAATTACAACCTTATAGCGATCAACACCTGACTGATTTTGCACTCTTTGCAAAATAGGGTTTACTAATGAAGCAAACTTCTCTAATGTCTCTGAACGATTTGGCTCAAACAGTAAAGTATTAGCAATATTTCTAACTTTTCTACGAACATCAATAAGCAACCTTCTAACATTAATTCTGTCCAATGCAGATGAGCTCTGGAGTAATGTTTTTTGTCCCCATACTGTAATACCGGTACCAGGAAATGCAGTGATCGGATTGATATCTGCGTCATACAAATCATCTAAGTTTGTTCTATTTAGTAAAACCGAAGAAGCTTCAACAGCACTTAAAGCACCTCTAGAAAATCCGGCTGGAGCAGTCCATGGATGACCAACAACATCGTTGTTTCCATATGCGCCTAATACAGCAACTGAAGGTGGTGTCTGAACTAGTGCTCCAGTATTAGGATCAAAAACAGTTAAGTCGGGAAAATATGCAGCAGCAAAAGAAGAATCCAAAGCTCTATTTTTAAAATCATTAACAGTGTATAAAACATGTGGATTTTGTACTGAAGAAGTAATAACGCTGTTAACATTATCTCTTTCTTCTATATCCATAATATACATTGCATCAAATCTATTTTCTACAGCTGAAATTGCGTAATCTGCAACTGAAGGATGTCTCATACCCGGGATTGCCAATAGTTGTATCTCAGCATCTGATTTTGAGCCCATAACATCTACTGCTTTTCTATAAGCTGTAACTGTTGGCCCAGACAATTCGCCTTGATTTGCATCATCCATTTCACGCTTAACAGCGTTGTTTGTCAACTCGTACTTATCTTTATCAAAGATATTAGTACCATCAAACCCACCTTGCATTGGTAATGTAAATTTTGCAAACTTTCTATTTGAAACAGAAGCAAGGTCGGCAGCTTTAAATTTTCTGGTTTTGTTTGTTTCATCAGCAACGATGTTTCCTTTTCTTTCATAAACAGCATCAATCCATTTGGATGGTGCTGCCAAAGTGTCTGAGCCTGTGATAACTTTAATTTTTTCTAAACTAAATCTATTGTTGTTAAACTTATCACTGTCCAAAACAGTTCCGCCGGCTAAGTCAGCGACACCTGCATTATTACCTACTGTGAAAGGAGAAACTGTTTTCCTATGATTAGGAAAGTGTTTTCCAATAGTTTTAATTGTTTCATTAAAAGCTGATCTTTTGTTTGGATCTGCAGGATCAGTAACTTGCGCAGATTGCATTCCCCAATAAAGTCTAGTATTGATTGTTTTATTAAGTGCAACGCCTGTCGAAATTCTAGATCTTTTTGGAAAAGGAGGTTCAACAACAGACTGAACTTGCATAGACGTGGCGTATAATGTATCAGCTTCATTTGAAAGTAAAGATCCAGATGTGTTAAGATGAGAAGGTCCTCTATATCCGAAAGGAAGCGCTTCAACAGGGACTTCTTTCTTTTTAACAACATCAGAAATTTCAACTCTTACATATCTTGATCTTGAAGGATGCACACCGTCTACTATTATTTTTTGAGATTCTGTATCATTGTCAAAATTAAAGAAAATATGCTGATCCCCTATTGACCTTCCAATATATCTGTCAGAACCGGGATCTAATGTTACGCCTCTATGTGATTCTAGTACTCTGCGTTCTTCATCTGTATCATTAAATTCTCTAATTAAAACATCAAATCTACTATAATCATTATTACTAGGGACAAGATTTTCAATTGATATTTTATATTTTTGACCACCAGATTCACCACTGTCTAGAGCTACTAGCTTAAACAAGTCGTATCCACCAGGAGAGTCAAAACCTTGTGAAGTTACAAAAGGAGACTCAGCGTGTGTAAATCTATCTTGAAAATCTTCAAAATCCACATGCTCAACAGTTGAAGCTGCACCGTGAGCTTGTGACCCGCTTAATAAAAATCCGATATCTAGCTTGTTGCCTATTTCTGAACCTGCAGTAACTACTCCACTTCCTGTGACTTTAGCCATGGAAGGGTAAATATCATAATGACCATAAAGCAAGTGCCCTTTCTCTTCTATCTTGAGCGGATCTCTATTAAAAACATTTGCAAAATAATTAGGTGATGTCATATCGAAAGAAGCAGTTACGATCGTGGGCTTTGATGCTGACCCTTTAAAGCCATTCATTAACATAACAAATTCTTGTGAAGACAAGTCGACAGAACCGGTTAAACCACCTTTTCTTCCCATTAAGTTACCTGCGGATGCTATGGCAGTATCTGTGATACCAGGCGCATCTGGTTCTGCCATGTTGTTTCCACTTAGATGAAGTATAACGCCACTTGGTGCTAGAACCACACCCCGAAGAATTGGTCTAGACTTATTTTCACCAACATTTTGAAGTCCAGCATCACTAAAAATTGTACTACCATTAGACTCGGACATGTACGTGCCTAAAAAGTAAGTTCTACCTTTAACACCGTTTGTTTCATTAGAGTGCGGATTAACGCCTAGCCTTCCATTCGTCTGAACAGTTTCTTCTCCAACGACAAATCCTGCATTTGTGACAATCCCTGTACTAGCATCTCTTTTTTTACCGTCACCAATTCCAAGTATTCGAATAAACGTACCAGCCTTCGAAGACTTCATCCATTCATTAACTGCTAAAGGTCCAAACTTTTTACCATCAGTTAATCCGAATATTGTCGTAAAGTCTGTAAAAGATCCAAATGTAAGCGGAACATATGCAGGTCCCTCGACAGATGTTCCAATAACTCCTGCGGGTACCCCTTGAGGGCTTTGTGGTGTAGGACCTGAAAGGTCGATTTCTCTTGTACTAACACCAGCTGATTTAAATGTTAATTCTGCCATCTAATTTCTCCAATTATTTTCTTATACATATATATTACTCAAAACTTACACCTGAATTAGTAATAATGAAATCCATTGAAATAAATTCAACTGCACGTGTCGGCACAAGAACTATTCTTCCATTAAGTCTATTCTGTTCAACATCAAGCTGTGTATTGTTAGTTGTATCCATAACAACCTTAAATTGATCGATACCTTGTTGCACTTGAATATTTGAAAGTGCAGGTGTTACCTGACCTATAAATCTTGCACGTGTGCTATTTGTATTTTGTTCAAATATGATTTTATTAGCAACTTCCGAAACAATTCGTTTAACTTCTAAAAGCATTCTTCTAACATTAACTCGATCCAAAGCAGATCTATCTTGTTGCAAAGTCTTTTGTCCAAATATAACAAACGGTCCCGTTGGAAAATTTGCAATAGGATTAATACGCGCTTCATACAAAATATTTCTATCTTCAGTATTTAGTCTTACTTCTGTATTTATCACACTGTTTAAAGCGCCTCTATTAAAACCAGCAGGTGCAAACCATGGATAGGCAACTTTATCGTTATAAGCTAATGCGCCCAAGGCAGCAATTGAAGCCGGCATATTAACTGCGTCACCATTAATTCTATCATTTTTAATAACATCAGGAAAGTATGTTGCAACGTAACTATTATCAATTGCCCTGCCTTCAAATTTTTCAACTGTTTTTCTAACATTAGGTCTAGTTACAGCATCATCAAAAAGAGAATTGTCATTATCATCATATGCATTAATGTCCATAATGTATATCGCTTTACTATACTCTCTAGTTAACTCTCCTGCATAATCTGTTACATAGTTAGATCTGATTCCCGGAATAGCAACAACATTTACTCTTGAAGCCAGTGGATCTGTTATAATTCTCGCTGCTGTTCTGTAAGAAGCAATAATATTGTTATTTTCACCTTGACCAGGGGAGTAAGAAGAATCTAGAGGCCCGTAAGATATTTGACCTCCTCCTGCTTTACCACCGGCAGCTGTATCGTTTGAACTAGCTTTATCATTCATAAGTCTCGAATCACGATCAATAATATTTAATCCATCAAAGCCACCATACATAATGTTGGTAAATTTAAGATAATCTGTAAATCTATTAAAATATTTATAATCTGTTGAAGCTGCCATTGAAGCAAACGTAATTCTTCTTGTTGCACTAGTTGTATCATTAATTGTAAAGTTAGGACTAGTTAACGTACCATTTCTAATATATGCAGCGTCTCTAATGTGTTCTGCACTAGAACCTGTCAATACTGATAATGCAGTTTCTAAATTATCAGATGCATTTGCATGATTATTTAAAGCGACTCGAGCTAATGTAAACTTATTATTATTAAAGTGATCAGCACCTGATCCCGTAACCAGTGTATCTAGTTTTTCTATACCAAGAAGCTTTGAATAGCTGGTTATTAAGCTGTTAAAACCTCCAGACTTATTTGAATTAAGCGCTGCATCAGCAATACTACCAGTAAAAGGAAGTCTATTTGTTTTTACACCCCAATATATTCTACTATCAGCTAGTTCTAGTGATCCAGGTTGACCCGTAAACGAAGGAGAAGCAGCAACCTTTCCTCTAGTTGCCTTAAAAGTAAAAGGAATAGGAGGCATCGTAGAATATCCGATATCGGAGCCAACCTGAGTTTTTCCTCCTTCAACATAGGAAAGTCTTGATCTGTTATCACCCATAGACAAAGTGTCAGTCCCATCAGTTAGATTGTCATTTAGCTTTAAAACAGGTAAGCCTCTAAAGCCAAATGGTAAAGCTGAATTAGGAATTAGTCTATCAGTAACGTTTGCATTCATAACAATCCTAACGTAAGAAGACTTATTAGGTATCTTACCTGTAACGTTTAGCCTACGTTCAGATTCAGTCTCAGCGTCAAAATTATAAACTGCTTTCATGTCGCCTATTTTATTAGCAACATAATTTTCACTAGCAGGATTAAGGTTACATTTAGAGTATCTTTCCAGAATATTAATGTCGGTATCTGAATCATTTAAAGATCTGATTAAAACTGAAAATGTACCATAAGGATCTTTAACATTTGTAGATCTTCTTAAGTCCGCAATGCTAACCTTAAATCTCTTGTTGCCCATTTCACCGTCGTCTAGTGATTCAAAATGAAACAAGTCATATTCTTCTGAACCATACGGTTGTGATATGAAAGAAGTTGTTCTAGCAGTTGTATACCTTGTGTCGAATCGACCAAATAAATCTCTAAATTCACTTGCAAGGCCGCTGTTCGAACTAGTTTCTGCAGAACCAGAAGAAACAATAACAGAATACTTTGAGTTGTCATATTTTACTTTTGCAATTTCTGATTCTACCGGCAAATCCAGATAAAGTAAATGTTGCGTTTCATCAAATCTATCTAAGCTTGTATTTAGTATTTTTTCTACATAAAACTCACTAGAAGGATCTAGCGATGCTGTTACAATTTTAATACCAGAAAAACCTTCATCGTTAGAAAAGTTAGGTTGTGATGAAGATATAACTAACTTAAATGTCCCTTCTGTATCGACACCGGTGTACTCACTAATAGTTGCAGTATCGTCTGCTGTGGTTACACCAGAATAGAAAGCATCATGATTTAAAACTTCAATTCTAGACGCTGTTGTTGTAAAAATTGCTGCTCTAACAAGATTTACATTTGATGTTACACCTGTCAGACCAAATGAATCATTATCAGTAAAGATAGGAAAACCTACTACTTCAGTATCTGCACGTACTTCGTGTGTTGCAGCTAAAAACTGAACTGATCCTCGGTATCTATTTTCAGATGATACTTCAGATCTAGAGCCTTTTATGATAAATCCTGCTCCTTGAACAGTTCCTGCAGTTTGTGTTGTATTAATATGCTGTACAGTGTTATTCCCACCTGCACCTAAAACTCTGATATAAGTCAAAGCTGTTTTATGTTGTAAAAAAGCATCAGCCGCATACGGGCCAAACCTGTCCGGATCTAAAGATCCAAACTTAAACTCGAAATCTGAAAAAGATCCGACAGTCACTGGGACAAATGCCGGGCCTCCCCTTGCAGTTCCAATAACACCACCAGGTACACCTTCAATTACTGTCTGACGTGTACTTAAGTCGATTTCTCTCTCAAAAAATCCGGGTGATCTGAATGTTTGTTCTTTCATTATTCACTCCTCAATATAATCATAACTATCTACTTCCAATCCAAAAAACTGTCATTTTAATCAATCTGTCGTTCGATATCTTTAATTATCAAAGAAGATATGACAGTCTCTCCGCTTCTTTGGTTTCTATATCTAATTTTAGAAAATTTTACTTCTTTTTCGCCAGTAAATGGGT